TTTTCTATAGCAGGTTGCAATATGCAAAGAACAGAGTTAGTAGATTTGTTTAATGATTTAGCAACTACAAGTGCTAAAACTATAACAGTAACTAATAACCCAGGTGTTGCAGATTTAACTGCAGCAGATATATTAATAGCAACATCTAAAGGTTGGACAGTAACATTATAACTATGGAAGATACAAGTGGTTTTTATAAATGGGATACTGAACAACTAGAATGGTTGTGGGGCCCAAACAAAGTAATAAATACAGAATATGTACTAGAAAGAGAGTTACATGAAACTTATACTTATCCAGTAGATGGTTGGTATTGGTATGATGAACAACCTGCTAGTCTAGTTTAAAAATATAAATTATGAGCATAGGAAATACAAAAGACAAAGGCAACAATTATGGTAATAACTACCCATATCAGTTAGCTAACTTAAGACTCCTTGGAGATATCAATCAAGGAATAGATGATATTAGTAAAGCTGTTGTACCAGAGTCTGTAGGCCCCATGGCTATTGATGCTTTTGGTAGACAAAGAGTATCCACTCCTTTAACACTTTTTGATTCTTCACACAGATACAGAGACAATGGTTTGTGGAATACTTCTACAGCTAGTGGTGGTGTTGCTGTGTTTAGTCCAAATGAAGGTCTAGTAAACCTAGAAGTAAACAATACTGCTGGCTCACAAGTATTAAGAGAAACTACAAAAGTATTTTCCTACCAACCAGGTAAGTCTTTACTAGTGTTTAACACATTTGTAATGGCTCCTGCTCAAACTAACCTTAGACAAAGAGTAGGTTATTTTGGTACACAAAATGGTATATACATCCAGTTAAATGACAACACTTTAAGTTTTGTAGAAAGAAGCTTAGTTACAGGTATAGTTACAGAAAGTATTGTAAATCAGTCAGCTTGGAATGTAGATAAAATGGATGGCACTGGACCATCTGGTGTTATATTAGACATTACCAAAGCTCAGATTCTCTTTATGGATATTGAGTGGCTTGGTGAAGGTACAGTAAGATTAGGCTTTGTAATAGATGGAGCATTTATACTTTGCCACAGATTCAATCATGCTAACCTTATTACCTCAACTTATATTACAACCGCTTCTCTTCCTCTAAGATATGAGATAACTAACACAGGAGCAACGGCTGTTTCTAGTACACTAAAACAAGTATGTTCTACTGTAATCTCAGAAGGAGGATATGAATTAAGAGGTGCACAACAAGCTATAGGAACTCCTATTACAGCCCCTACAAGTTTAGCAGTAGCTGGTACTTACTACCCTATTATTAGTATAAAACTAGATACAAGTTACTTAGATGCTGTGGTTATTCTTACAGCTCTTTCAATTATGGGTGTAGCAACAGGTATATACAACTGGAAAATAATTGCTAATGGAACTACTGCAGGAGGTGCTTGGTTACCTGTAGGAGCTAATTCATCTGTTCAATATAATCTTTCAGGTACAGGTTTTTCTGGTGGAAGAACTCTAGCTTCTGGATTTATTACATCTACTGCACAAGCTTCAGTAAACTTAGACATATTAAAAGAAGCATTATTTTCTTTTCAACTTGAAAGAAACAGCTTTACAAGTACAGCTAATGAAATAACACTAGTTGTTGCTGCTAGTACTAACACTGAGTTAATATATGCATCAATGGATTGGGAAGAGATAAGCAGATAAACACATTAAAACTTTAAACTATGAAAAAATATACAATAGAAGAGCTTAAAGCTCAGTTTGAAAAACACAACTACAGATGGTTTGACTTTCACTTTGTAGGTATAAGATCTACAGCTAACTTACCTAACCAGTTTGATGACTTGTTTGGAGTAGTTATGGGTGATAAAGTAGAATGGTTTACATGTACTACTAACCCAGGTACACACTGGTTAAAGAACTTACTAAACCCAAAAGGTGCTGCATTACTTAAAGCTAACCAGTATGTAGATACTTGGAGTATAGGTATGCACCAAGGAAAGTACAAAGCTTTTTGTCAAGCTAAACCTGTTGAGGTATTCCGTGACAAAAATCTTGATGACAAAGCTGAAGAAACAGCTACTATAGACAAAGGCTTGTTTGGTATAAACATCCACAGAGCTAATGAGAAGCTTACTTCTAAGCTTATAGACAAGTGGTCAGCTGGTTGCCAAGTACTTAATAATCCTGCAGACTTTGCTAAAGTATTATTTGCTGCAGAATCTACAAAACAAAAGTTTTTTACTTATACCCTTTTAAAAGAGTTCTAATATGAAAATGCCTATCTCCTTTAAAGACTTTTCAAAAGATCCTGTTAAAGGTCTTTTGTTTATAGTACTACTTGCTGTGGGTTATCTCTACTATGATAACAAAGCCAGCTACCAAAAACAAACTGAAGAATATAAAGCTCAGTACACAGAATGCGGTAGTAAAGTAGAAGCTCTAGAAAACAAGCTAGATGAAAAAACTGAAAGACTTAGAAGAGCAGACAGTGTGATGGCTATATCAGTAGCTAGACTTGAAGTGTTAAACCAGATAAACAAGATAAAATGAAAAAGATTTTAATATTATTTGCAGTAATCCTTTCCTCTTGTAAACAAACTTCTGTAGAAGAAGGTCAGGTTCCTATGTTTGACAGCATTGTTGCTGAAGAAAGCAGCATAGATATTAGCATGATAGATACAGCTTCTATAGACTCTGTGGCTGAAAAGATAACAGATCTTCTCATATCTACAGCTCATGCTGATACAAAAGTAAAAGAGATCAAAGACATTAAAAAAGAAAATGTATCTTTGAAGAAGGAACTTGTGGAAACTAAAGCTGAGCTTCAAGAAGTTAAGACTATTTTAGCTGATACACTAGAACCTGTTAAAAAGAAAAAAAGTTTTATACAAAAAGTAATATCAACTATTAAAAAAGACACAGCACAATGAAAAAGTTTTGGACAATGTTTGATGACACAAACAACATCAATGAAAAAGCAGTAGTAGGCTTTATTGCCTTCATAGTAATGATCATCTTTGCTGCTGTGGATATAGGCACAGGAATAGCTAATAAACCTTTACTGGTTAATGAGTTTATCTTTAACTCATTTCAAGTTATAACAATAGCTTGCTTTGGTATAGCCTCTGTAGACAAATGGATTAACAAAAAACATAACTCAGAAGAAGAAGAAAATGGGAACAGTTAAGCAACACTTACTAGCATTATTAGGATCACTTGTAGTTTATTTTCAACCAGTTTATAGTGTACTATTATTAGTAGGTTTCTTTGTTACTATGGATACCATAGCTGCTATGACTGCTGCATTTAAAAGTGGAGAAACTATAACCTCAAGAAAGTTCAGAGCTGTATTTCCTAAGTTCATAATATATGGTGTAGCTGTACTAGTATCACATGTTATACAAAGACAGTTTTTTTCAGACTTTCCTGCTACCAAGATTATAGCTGGCTATATTGTTTATAGTGAGTTACTTAGTATAGATGAAAACATTGAAAAGATAACAGGACATAGTATGTTCAGGTTCTTTATCAAAATGCTTAAGAAGTAATGCCAGAAAAAAAATACTCTTTTGACAAAGTCAAGATGATTCTTATAGCAGCTGTTGTTATAATGTTTGGCTTATTAACCAGACAATGTGATGATACCAAAGCTGTAGAAACTGATCAGCTTAAAGACAGTCTTAAAACCACAATAAGAAATCAGCAAAGAATAGCTGATAGCTTAAAGCTTGTAGCTAATAGTAATGACTCTGTAAGACTAGAGTACATAACCAAGTGGAGAACTAAAGTTAAAACATTAGTACAGCATGACACTATTCCTTGTGATAGCATGCTAACAATAGTAGTAAGCATGTGTGACACACTCATTGTTAAAGACAGTGTTTACATATCAGATCTAAAGAAAATAATACTTACAGATAGTATAATAATGGATAGTCAAGCTCAGGTTATAAAACTTGATTCCATAAAAATAGCAGACCTAGATAGAAAGGTAGTAAGATTAAAAAGACATAGAAGGTGGTTATTATTTGGAACAGGTGTATTAGGAGGAGCTGTCCTAATAAACAATAGATAATGACAAAACAAAAACCAAAAAAGCTCAAACCAGGGCAAACAAGAAAAGCCGAGACTACCTATAAAATAGTATCAAAGTATTTAAAGAAGTATCCTGATATGAAGGATTATACTTTGGCCAAGCTTATGCATGATGAAAATCCTCAACACTTTCTAAGTATAGATAATGCTAGAAGTAACATAAGATTTAGAAGAGGGCATATGGGAAAAAGGGTAGCACAAGATACTAAGTTTGTTACCCCTAAAACCTTTGATACTACTAATACTCTTATCAAAATAACTAACAGGGCACCAAAGCTTAAGATCCTTAATCTCCCTATAAATATAAAAAATGTGTTATTTCTCACAGATATCCATGTTCCTTACCAAGATGATCTTGCTTTAAACAAAGCTATTACTTATGGCTTAGAAAAAAATGTAGATTGCATATGGCTTAATGGTGACATCATGGATATGTATGGAGCATCTGATCATGAAAAACTTCCTGATCATGCTATGATTCATGAAGAGTTTGATGCCATGCATGACTTCCTGGGACAACTAAGAAAGCTATTTCCTAAAGCTCAGATATACTATAAAGAAGGTAACCATGAGAGAAGATGGACAAGACTCTTAATGAGAAAAGCCCAAGAGCTTATAGGTATGAAAGAGTTTGAGCTAAATGTTATACTAAAACTAGAAGAGTATAAGATCCACTGGGTAGCTAATGAAACACTTGTAAAGTTTGGAGATTTGAATGTTATACATGGTAATGAGTTTAGAGGTGGTGGAGGAGTCAATCCTGCAAGAGCTCTTTATATGAGAGCCAAGTCTAATATCATAGCTGGAGACAAACACAAGACTGGTGAGAATATAGAGAACAACCTAAACAATGAACTAGTAACAACTTATTCTGTAGGATGCCTTTGTGATCTAAACCCTAAGTATATACCTTTTGGTCATACTATCTGGAATGTAGGCTTTGCTCATATAGAAATGAAAGATGGTAAAGCCAAGGTACATAACTACAGAATACACAACAATAATATACTATGACCTTTCTGTTTAAGATCCGCATATTTGACAAGCATGAGAGACAGTTCTTTATGGATGGTGAGGAGAAAACCGAACCCATGGACAGCAACTGGTACAGGTTTGACTATTATATAGATCTTAACAAAGTACAGATAACATCCTTCAGAGAGTACATATTATTTGATAATGACAACACACCAACCCGGTGCATAAAGATATTCCTTAGTGATGCAGATCATCTTTATGGATCATACTCTATAGAAAAGTTTGTAGAGATATACAACACAGAATACAAAGCTTTATATACAGCCTGGGCAGAAAGTCTAGGTGAAAGTGCTATTAGAAGTTTAATCCAACCTATAGAAGATACCCCAGAAGAACCTCTTGAGTAAAATAAATTTGTAAAGTTTAAACTTGTTATGTATATTTGTAATAAGTTTAAAACCAACAATATGAATCAAGAAGAAAAACAAGAGTCTAAATCTATGACTCAAGAAGAGCTTACAGCTCAAAGAAAAAATGTTATAAAACATTACAACAACCAGATTGAAGTTCTAAAGATCCAGTCACAGTATGAACAACTGTTAGCTGAGATTGAGATGCATAGAGCTAAGAGAATGGAGATGATCATTAGACAAGCTCAGATGGCAGCAGGTCCTCAACAAGAAGAACCAGAGACTGATCCAGAATCAGAACAAGAAGAGCCTCTTCAAGAAGCCCCAAAAGAAAGAAAGTTAAAGAAATCATAGTTAGCTAAAAAACCAACATGGCTAAGTTTAATATAGTAGAAAAAAAGGTCAGCATGACTCTGGAGCAAATCATTAAGTTCCAGATCATTACTTATTGTTATGTACATAATATAACACTAAGTGAGGCTGACCTAAACTGCCTTACTTTACTAGGTCTTAATAAAAAAGCTGATCTATCAGATTTCTGTAATGCTTGTTGTGCCCATGAAAACCGTGACAAGGAACCTACTCTTTCTCATACTAAGGTTATATTCAAGACTCCACAAACAGTAAGAAACTGTTTAGCTAAGATGAAGAACTATAACATTATAAGCAAGGAAGGATTGGGACACAACAAAACAGTAGAGATAAACCCAGATCTTAAAATACAGATTGAGGGTAATATATTGTTGAACAGTAAAGTATATCACATTGGTACCCAAGAAAGCTAAAGACTTTAAAAAGCCAACAGCTGAAGAACTTGATCTACCAGAAGACTTGGTTAACAAGCTAACAGACTTCTACTGGGAAAAGGTAAGAAAAAGGATAACAGATCTTAAGTACAAAAACCTTTCTATCCTTAACCTAGGTAAGTTCAGAGTCAAACACTGGAAGATAGATGAGACCATAGAAAGATATAATGCTATCATAAAAAAGCTTGATGGCAAGTTTACAAGATACAATATTAAAAAGGATCTTGAAGAAAGAATAGAGCAGCTCACTAAGATAAAAGAGCTAGCACAAGAAGAGACAAATAAGTTTAAAGAAATAAGAGAAAACAGAAATGATAAAAAAAGTAAAAAAAATATGGAGCAACAG